TCCCAAGATAACGCATGTAGCGTAGCTGGGGACGGATGAGAAGATTTAAGTGTAAGAGTTATATTTGTATTACGTTCGTATATAGGTACAGTCTTGATATATGTTTCTAGATATGGTGCAGAGTTAGTATCATACTCATCTAGAATACTAGACTCATATAGCTCTGTGTAATCTGTTTTACCTACCCGTTCTAAAGTAGTTTCATATGTGCCAAGCTTACCAAAGTGTAGCTTAACTCTATGCAAGGTTAGTGATGAGTTTACATCAGATTGTACTTTACCTTCTCCACCACTTTTAAATGGATAGAATTTAGGAAACTTAACTTCGTAATCAAACAGGTAGCCTACATGTAATGGATTACTAGAAGTTGCAGATGACCAGTCTCCATCTAACGATAGTTGTTGATTACTTGTATTACTAAGGTCAACTGCAACGGGATTTTGGAATCTTGCAAGCCTTACATTGTTTGTACCAGCTACAGTATCTACAACTGCTAACTTGGCAATTATTTCTGGTGCAGCACCACCGACTTGGTTAAGCCAGTTTTGATTGCTAAACAAAGTTGAGTTTGTAGCTGCTTGATAAGTACCTCCAAACAACGGTATAAAATTATCTAAATGAAGCACATAGTCAACTCCATCTTGTGAAATACTAAGATCTTCGGTAGACTCAACTAGCTGCATACTTTGCAGATAATGGTCATCATCTAAGATAAAATATTCATCATCAATAATAAAATGATATATTAGTGGTTGGTTAAACTTCCATTTAAACCAAGCAGCTTGCTGACGTTTATCACCTATGTTTAAATACTTGTAACCAAATACTGTATCAGTACCAGTTTTACCTAATAATATTATGGCATTTTCTCGTGAGTTTGTTAATAAGTCTATATCATTTGGTAATAATGATGGTACAACTTTACTAACTTCAACGATGTTAGGCTCTCCTTCTCTTGCAATATTAGCCATCTCATTTAATCGACTAAATCTACCAGAGTTATCAACATAGGCAACTGTTGTGCCCAGAGATATAGGAGGCATATTTATATTATAATTAAAGGTAGCAATACTTTTTAGCTTTGCTGTGTCAGGGTTGAGCACAGTGTCATCAGATGTTAACAAAAACTGTTGGTTTGAACTAAATACAATTAGACCTGTATTGATTTCTATACCGTCGAATAGTTCTGAAGGAAACATAGATGCGGCAGATATATCAATAGGATCGCTAGCAGATGTTGTTAGCGCAGATTCTGCAAAGAAGTCTGGTTTACCTAAAGTACCCGGTCTAGATAGTATTACGTTTTCTCCTGACAGAACTGCTAATCTATTACGGAAAAATAATACTTTGTTGACTCTACCAATAAAATCTCCATTAGAGTTTGTTTCTATAAATGATGGTAATGGGTTAGTTCCCGGATCTCCGACTCGTCTATCGTGATAGTCAAACTGTTTTACAGTAAATGTAGTTGTAGCTGTACGTTGAATGACTACTGGTAAGTTAAAAAGTCTTTTAGCTATACCCGGCTTTGCACACTCAGACCAAGCTCCACTACCGTCCTTACCGTTTTGGCCATCAAAACGTAGATAATAGTCATCTTCATCTGCCATTCGTGCGTTTCTAACCTGTACGATATAACCATGTTTACACTGGTTTGGTAGATTAGTAACATCGTTAACAGAGTCTTGCATAACTCGCATTAAGTCCTCTTCTACTATCTCCACGTTAAACGTGCTTGGACTAGATAAGTACATGACAGAGCCTATAATCTCAACAGTTATAGGTGTATTACTTATCTGCTCAATGGCAGATTTCATACCAGCTAGTATAGTATCTGATGTAACAGTTGTGTCAGCGTCAAATGGTGTAACGGCTGGACGTATGAGACCTGTGCTAGATCCACTGTATTTAGCTGCTACTGTAGTCTCTTCGTGGTCAGTAACTTCGATTGTATAAACAGCCACACGATGGTCGTCTCTTGGACTATTACCTCTAGCTCCACCACCACCAAAACCTTGACCAGTCATAGCAACAGTTATCTGATCTCCAGTTTCCCAACCTTCACCACCATGTAATAATGTGACTTCTGGTTGATAACTACACACAAACTCAGTGCTACTATTTTCAGCGTTACCTTGTTGACCTAGTGTAGATATACGAAAGACAAGATTCTTTTTCTGATTGCTATATTTTAAGTTACCATCTGCACCTATAACTATTCCTTTTTCTGCTCGGCGTAGTATTTGACTTCCATTACCAGCATTATTTATATTGAGAGTATTTGTTGTATCATCAGTCGGCCCAAATTTAAGCTTAAAGGTATCAGCATCAACCTTACTAACATAAAAATCACGATTGTCTGAAAAAGTGTTATTCGTATCTTGCATACTAATACCGCCACCAGAATGATACAATAGAATAGTATCAGTATCGAATCCGTGACCTGTTTTAGTTATAATTTCAGTAGATGTATTAACATTACCTGTTGGTAAAAGGTCTGCACTAGCGTCTGTAGATATATCGAAAACTTCAGTGCCTATACCAAAACATTCTCCACTACCAACCTTTTCATTTAGGGTTTGACTTTTGATTCTAATTCTTGTAGCACGTTTAAGTGTTACATTTCGACTAGCAGCATCAGTACCGTTTGTAATATTAAGGCCGTACTGCCTACCATTTTCTGCTCGTATAAGCTCGATCAAAGCAAAATGCTTATCTACATCTAAATCAGTGATAGGTGTGACTAATACATTTCCAGAGTTTGTAGCAGATGAAGCAGCAGTTACTGTAAATGTACTGGTGCTAGGTACTGAGGCTATTTTAAACTCACCATCTACTGCACTACCAGATGTAAAGTCTAAGTTCACACTTTCATTTACAGTTAACTGGTGGTCAAGTTTTGTAACAGTAATTGTTGTACCAGACTGAGAATATGTAGCAGAAAAGTTAGTTGTTATAGCAGTATTAGAGTTGCTATCATCACGATTTGAAACGAAAGTAGAATCATTGATTGTTAAGGTTTGTAGATTTTCTGGAGTGCTAGTTGCAAGATAAGCCTTGATAGCTGCTTCACCACCTGTTCCATAAGCTGTGGTCATACGCTCACCATTCTTACAGCTCCATACTCTAACATTACCATTAGAGTCTATTTGACCTATGTAAGATCCCTCTGTTTCATCTCTGTAGTAGTGAAACCACGAGCCACCAGATTGCACGTCATGTAGTTTTCCTACTGCTGTTGTGTGACTTCTATCACCGTCACTTACTAATGATGAGTCAATTCGTTTTAGTCCCGGTCTTTTAAATAGACCCTTTGTTATATCTGGTATAGCGTTTACAGCCTCTACTACCTGACCGGGAAATTTTAAGTTGTCAGGTTGTTCTGACATCCCAGCTGAATATGATGGGATTGTTTGTGTTACGCCTGCCATTATCGTCTAAGGTTTCTCCATGGTTGATAAGTTTGGTATGCGGAATTATCTTCAAATCCAAACATGCTGTGATCGGCTTGATTACATTCATACTCTTGTAATGCTGCCCTTGCTTGTTGTTCTTGTACACCTAATAATCTAACTAACTGTGGGTTAGCTACAAGCTGTGTAGCTGCTATTCTAGATGCTCTGTATACTATGTATCTTCTGAAGACTACAGGTAGATCTTCAAACTCATACAGTCTGACAACATCTAAATGTATATCTGCTGTAAAAATATCAGTATGATCTTGTTTATCATATAACTTTCCAGCACGACGTACCAGATTGAATGTCCTTTTAGCTTGGTTATCATGCAAGTCCATAGATAAAACATCGTTGCCTATGAGAATATTGCCATTACTATCAGGTGAAAACTTTACGTGCTTTTCTGTATTGAAGTGCCAGCCTTCCGACTGTGTGTCAACATTAGCGTCACGTAATAAATTATATATAAATGCTATTTCTGGATTCTCTGAGATTTGTGAAGTCAAAGAATTATTACCAGTTGATGTTGTAAGTGTTGTGATTGGTGCTTGTCCGATAGCTCCCAGTATAGAGTTCACTGCGGATAGTTCGGTATCGGTGTCAATAGTTGTGG